CAGGCGCAGCCACCTCGCTGGGCATAAGGCTCCTCTACTGTTCTCGCTGGGTGGTTGGTCGCCCCAGCCTTCCGCACCCACTCCTGGGCTCGCCACAACGGCGGGCCTTTTCTATTTCCGCTCCCCGAAACGGGAGGAATCGAGATGCCGAACATGCCCGAGAAGGATCCTGGCCTGTGGGCCGCAGTGCTCGCCTGGCTGGTGGCTCATCAGCCACAGCTGTACACGGGTGGTACAGCCGCGGCCGTGGCTATGTGCCGGGTCATCTACGGTGGCGGTGGTCGCCGCAAGGTCATCCTCGAAGGAATCCTTTGCGGGCTGATTGGCACCAGCCTGATGCCGGTGCTGGAGTACTTCTCGCTCCCTACCAACCTGGCGGTCTTCGCGGGCTGCATGGTTGGCTTCATCGGAGTTGAGAAGTTGCGTGACTACTCCGACCGGTTCATGAGCAAGAAGGTCGAGGGCTGATCGATGATCGAGCACATCCATACCCCTCACGACAGGCGAGGCTGGCGTCGCGTCTACGTCAACGGCAATGAGATCGGCAACGTGATACGGGCTGATACGAGGCGCGGCCTGGTGGTCTTTGTCCCGGAACCAGTCCGCTCAAGGCGCTCGGGGTTCGATGAGATCTACACCCGAACGCTGCGCGGCCATGTCGTGGTTGTGCCCATAGGCGACGACGAAGCCTGATCCTCGCGCCACAAATTCGAGGTGCGCCGTTTTGTGGCGCACACGGAGACACCCATGCCCATACACACCAGCGCTGGCGCGAGGATCGTCCTCAAGTCGGCTGATCCATTTCCGCCAACTCACCCAAATTCGGAGAGCGCAATGAGCCAAGCCAATAAGCTGCTGGTAATAACCAGCGAGGGTTACACCAGTAGCTCTGAGCACGACAAGTTCACCGCTCGTGCGGAGGTAATTGCCGCCAAGGTGGGCGCCGAACTGCTGGTGTTGGGTCCAGGCCAGGCTGCGTTCATGCTCGATGGTCTGACCGCTCCAGGTGAGGAGGCAGCCAGTGAGATCACTGGTGGGCTGCGCCACTGCTTGGAATCCCGTGAGTCCTACCAGGATCATGCATTGCGTGGTCATGTCGAGCCACCAAAGGCTATCGAGGGTATGGCGCTTGGTGTCAGCCTTGACCCGTTGGAGTCCGCCATCATGTCGACAGCCGGCCTGCTGGCAGGCGCCACGGGTCAGGCAGCCCAGCAACTGGACAAGCACTTGGCTCAACTGCTGGATATCCAGCTGAATCGGGTGGCTGCACATGAGTGACAAGGCCGAGTACTACCAGCTCAAGGGCATGGTCAGCGAGATGCCGAAGGAAGAACAGGAAGCGGTGGCCAAGGCCGAGGCTGAAGTTCTCGCACTCGCTGCCAGTTCGCCGGCTGCTCTGATCGGCGCGACGATGGCGATGATCAAGCTCAGTCTTGAGGTTTGAAGGATGGCCAGCAACTCACCCTGGCATCACCTCTACAACACCAAGCGGTGGTACCGGCTGCGCTGGCGCCAGTTGCAGGCTGAGCCGCTGTGTCGGTTATGCGCTGGGCTGGGCAGGGTCGTCGCTGCCACGGTCGTTGACCACATCAAGGCGCACAAGGGTGATGAGGCGATTTTCTATGACGCCTCCGGACTTCAGTCACTCTGCAAGCACTGCCACGACTCGATCAAGCAGCGGCAGGAGAAGTCTGGCTACCTGGTTGGACACGATCTGTCCGGCCTTCCGCTCGACCCGAACCATCACTGGAATGTCGATTGAAGCACGTCGCTGCCCCGTTCTGGGCGCGCCGGCACCCCAGGGGGGGGGTAAAAAGTAGGGATTCTCATCTAGCAAGACCGCCTCCGACCCTCTCCTTTCATTAATTCGTAGTTTTTTTGGGAAAAACGATGGCAGTTCGAGGCAAAAAATCGGTTGCCTCCATGGCTGTCGCGTCGCCGGTTGGCGTCGACAATCGGTTGGCACCACCGTTTCACCTGACCCCGGCACAGAAGGCCGAGTGGGTCCAGATCGTCAACGCCCGGCCGGCAGACTGGTTCGGTCCCGAGCACGCCGCGATGCTGGTGCAGTACTGCCGGCACAAGGTGCAGTCAGACCTCATTGCCCAGCAGGTCGAAGAGTTCGAACCCGAATGGCTTCTCGAAGATGAAGGCCTGAAGCGCTTCGACAAGCTCGGCGCAATGCTCGAGCGAGAAACCCGCGCAATGAATGCGCTGCTGCGTTCGATGCGCCTCACCCAGCAAAGCTTGGTCCGAGCGGACAAGGCAGTAGCTACACAGAAGGGACGTAAGCCATGGCAGTCAAACGACGACTGAGTCGGGGCGAGCGGAACATCAAGTGGATCGAAGACTTTTGCTGCATCCCTGAAGGGCGCCTTGTGGGTCAGCGGGTGAAGCTGACCAAGCACCAGAAGAAATGGATCAAGCGAATCTACGACACGCCAACCAGGACCTTCATCCTGTCCATGGCGCGAAAGAATGCCAAAACGGCGCTGTCGGCTTTCATCCTGCTGCTTCACATTTGCGGCCCAGAAGCTCGGCCCAACTCCCAGCTCTATAGCGCAGCGCAGTCGCGGGACCAGGCGGCGATCCTTTTTGAATTGGCGGCCAAGGTCGTCAGGATGAGCCCAGACCTTTCCGAGTACGTGAATATCCGGGACACAGCCAAGGAGCTGCTGTGCGGTGAGCTGGGTACCTTCTACAAGGCGCTCAGTGCGGACGCGGCCACCAAGTTCGGCTTGAGCCCTGCGCTGGTGGTACACGACGAACTGGGCCAGGTGATCGGGCCGCGGTCGCAGCTCTATGAAGCCTTGGAGACTGCCAGCGCCGCCCAGGAACAGCCGCTGTCGATCATCATCAGCACCCAGGCCCCGACCGATGCGGACCTGCTGAGTCTGCTGATTGATGACGCCCTGACTGGCGCTGACCCGAGAAACAAGGTCGAACTGTGCACGGCGCCGATGGATATGGACCCCTTTAGCGAGGAAGCCATTCGCGCGGCCAACCCGCACTTCGACGACTTCATGAACAAGGATGAGGTGTTTCGCCAGGCCTCAGATGCCAAGCGGCTGCCTAGTCGAGAGCCGGCCTACCGAAACCTGATCCTCAACCAGCGGGTTGAAGCGCGCAGCCCGTTCATCCCCCGGGCCATCTGGCAGGAGAACGGTGCAGAACCGGATTGCCTGGAGGGTCAGGCGGTCTATGGCGGCCTCGATCTGTCCAGCGTGAGCGACCTGACGGCGCTGATCCTGGTGGGTGAGCAAGGCGACGTTGATTCGACGTTCTGGCTACCTGAGGAAGGTCTGGCCGAGAAGTCGCGTAACGACCGCGTGCCTTATGACCAGTGGGCCAGGGACGGTTACTTGCAGACGACTCCGGGCCGAGCGATCGAATACGAATTTGTTGCTGAGTACCTGCGCGGAGTATTCGACCGCTATGACGTCCAGTGCCTCAACTTCGATCGATACAACATGAGATTCCTCAAGCCCTGGTTGGAGCGCGTTGGTTTCAGCGAGGAAGAGTTGGGGCGGTTCAAGGAGTTCGGCCAGGGCTTCGTGAGCATGTCGCCGGCACTGCGTGAGCTTGAGTCGCGCTTGCTTGCGAAGAAGCTCAAGCACGGCATGCATCCAGTTCTGGCGATGTGTGCGGCTAACGCTGTTGCCGTCAGTGATCCAGCTGGCGGGCGCAAATTCACTAAGGCCAAGGCCAGCGGTCGGATCGATGGAATGGTTGCTCTGGCTATGGCTGTAGCAGCTAGCACTGATGCGCCAGAGGTTGTCAGCAGCCTTTCGGACCACATAACCAAACACGGAATCAGAAGACTATGAGCACCGAACAAGAGGCGCCTCGCGATGACGAGGTGTCGGCCCTCGCTCGCCTGCGCGAAAGCCTGCCGGATGTGGTCGGTATGGTCGGCCTCGGCCTGCTTGCGCGCGGCTTGTGGGTGGGCTTTGGTGAAGCCGTGGCGCTGTCGGTGTGCGGGGTGATCCTCATGGCACTGTCGGCATATGCCGTCATTCGAGGAGGGAGCTGATGTTTAAGGCGCTCCTTGGGAGAAAGAACAATCCGCTGGCCATCGACACGCCAGAGAAGCTGGCCCAGGCGCTGGGGTTTGGTTACGAAACATCCTCAGGCCAGCGGGTGACCACCACCAGCGCTCTGCAGCAGCTGGTGGTTTTTAACTGCGTCCGTGTGCTGTCCGAGTCGATCGGCATGCTTCCCTGCCGGCTGATGAAGCAGACGGACAAGGTGCGTCTGCCTGCGACCAGCCATCGGCTGTATCCATTGTTGAGCATGGCCCCGAACGGCTACATGACCTCCCAGGAGTTCTGGGAAATGCTGGTGGCCTGCTTGTGCCTACGGGGCAACTTCTACGCCTACAAGGTCGAGGCCCTGGGCAACGTCATCGAGCTGCTGCCGCTCAATCCCGACATCGTCCAGCCGAAGCTCAACGACGATTGGTCGGTTGAGTACAAGGTCAACTTCAAGTCGGGGCCGCGCACGCTGACCCAGAAGGAGATTTGGCACGTTCGGTTGTTCACCCTGGATGGCCTGAACGGCCTGAATCCGATTGCGTATGCACGACAGACGCTCGGCCTGGGCCAGGCGATGGACGCCCATGCCGGCAAGCTGTTCACCAATGGCGCAGTGGCGAGCGGGGTGCTTTCTACCGAAAGCCAGCTGACCGATGAGGCTTTCGAGCGGCTTAAAACCCAGTTTCAAGGCGAGCACATGGGTGTCGCGAATGCTTACAAGCCCATGATTTTGGAGATGGGCTTGGACTGGAAGCCAATCAGCCTGAACGCCCAAGACACGCAATTCATCGAGTCCAAGCGCATGACGGAGGCGCAGATATGCGGCCTGTTCCGTGTGCCGCCGCACCTGGTGGCGAACATGGACAAGATGACGCTCAACAACGTTGAGCAGATGGGCATGAACTTCGTGAACTACTCCCTGGTGCCGATCATCACGCGCATCGAACACCGCATTCAGGTCGGCCTGCTCAACGAAAAGGATCGACTGACTCACTACGCCAAATTCAATGCCGGCGCCCTTATGCGTGGCGACCTCAAGGGGCGCTACGAGGCATACGCGAAAGGTATCCAGTGGAGCATCTTGAGTCCCAACGAGTGCCGCGACCTCGAGGATATGAACCCGCGAGAAGGCGGTGACATGTACTTAAGCCCCCTGAACATGACCACCAAACCAGAGGCTGCCGACGATGCAGACAAAACAGCGCCTTGACCTGCCGCTGACCATCAAGTCGGTCAGCGACAGCGGCGAGTTCGAGGGCTATGGCTCGGTGTTCGGCGTCGAGGACAGCTACGGCGACGTGGTTGTTCGCGGCGCCTTTGCCGCAAGTCTGGCCAAGTGGAAGGAAAAGGGCCGGCTGCCGGCCATGCTCTGGCAGCACAACATGAGCGAGCCGATCGGCGTGTACACCGAGATGCGCGAGGACGACGTTGGCCTGTACGTGAAAGGCCAGCTGCTAACGGAGGCTGATCCGCTGGCCAAGCGCGCTCACGGCCATATGAAGGCTGGCAGCCTGACCGGCATGTCCATCGGCTACATGCTGGACGACTACGAGTACGACAAGGAGAAGGGCATCTGGCTGCTGAAGGCGATCGACTTGTGGGAAGTCTCCCTGGTCACCTTCCCAGCCAACGACGAAGCCCGGATCACCGACGTGAAATCTCTGCTGGCTCGCGGCGAAACCCCGCCGCCCAGCAAAGTGGAGCGAGCCCTGCGAGAGGTAGGGTTTTCTGGCTCCCAGGCCAAGGCCTTCATGGCCAAGGGCTACGGCGCAGTTTCACCGCGAGAGGCGGGTGCCGAAGAAGCACTTCAATCCCTGAAATCCCTTTTGGACAAAATGTAAGGAGCCTCTCATGGCTGTGGAAAAGAAAGATATCGAAGACGTTGCCGAGGCGCTTGGCGCGAAGTTCGAAGAATTCAAGAAGAACAACGACAAGCGTATCGATGGCCTGGAGGCAGAAAAGGGCAAGCTCTCTGGCCAAGTCGACACCCTGAACGAGAAACTGGGCGAGCTGGACGAACTCAAGACTGCACTGGAGAAAGAGCTGGCCGATCTGAAGCGTCCGGACGGCACCGGCACCAAGACCGCCAGCGAGCACAAGACCGCATTCATGCAGTTCGTTCGCAAGGGCATCGACACCGGCCTCGGCGACCTGCAGGCCAAGGCGCTGCAAATCGGCAGCGATGCCGACGGCGGCTACGCAGTGCCGGAAGAACTGGACCGCAGCATCATCGAGCTGCTGAAAGACACTTCGCCAATGCGCCAGGTGTGCAACCAGATCACCGTTGGCACGCCAGACTACAAGCGCCTGGTCAGCCTGGGTGGCGCCGGCTCCGGCTGGGTTGGCGAGACTGCTGCCCGTCCCGCGACCGGCACTCCGACCCTCGGCCAGATCGCCGCTTTCATGGGCGAAATTTACGCCAACCCGCAAGCCACTCAGACCAGCCTGGATGACATCTTCTTCAATGCCGAGGCCTGGCTGAACTCCGAAGTTGCCCGCGAATTCTCCGAAAAGGAGGGCGCGGCCTTCACCAGCGGTGATGGTGTGAACAAGCCGAAGGGCTATCTGGCTTACGAGCTGGTTGCGGAAAGCGACAAAACCCGCGCCTTTGGCAAGTTGCAGAAGCTGATCTCCGGCACTGCAGGCGCCTTCACTGGCGACAATATCATCGACCTGATCCACTCGCTGAAGGCTGGTTATCGCGCCAATGCGCGGTTCATGATGACCAACCTGACCGTGGCCTATGTCCGGAAGCTGAAGGACAGCCAGGGCAATTACCTGTGGCGTCCAGGCCTCGAGGCTGGCAAGCCGTCCACCTTGTTTGGCTATGGCATCGTGGAGAACGAGGACGTGCCTGATGTCGCCGCCGACGCCAACGCCATCTCCTTCGGCGACTTCCAGCGTGGCTACACCATCGTGGATCGCATCGGCACCCGCGTGCTTCGCGACCCCTACACCAACAAACCTTACGTTGGCTTCTACACCACCAAGCGCGTCGGCGGCATGCTCGTCGACTCCCAGGCGATCAAGGTTCTGACCCTGAGCGCTGCCTGATCGAGCGGGCGCCTTCGGGCGCCCTCTCTGCGGAGGATGTATGCCGAAGATTTCCGTTGAAACGTCGTTCAAGTTCGCTGAGGGCGGCAACGAGGTGGTCGAGATCCAGGTTGGCGAGCAGGATGTTTCCGAACGCTGCGCTCTGGTAGCTGTAGAGCACCTGGGAGTGGCCACCTACCTTGACGGCTCGGGGGCGGTGGAAACCGACCCACTGAAAATGAACGTGCCGGAGCTGAAAGAGTGGCTGACGGCGAAGGGTATCGCCTTCGACGCCGCGGCGAAAAAGCCAGAGCTGCAAGCCCTGGTGCCGAAAAATGATTGACCTCGCCACGGTGAAAGCCCACTTGCGCGTTGATCACGACGAGGAGGACGCCCTGATTCAGGGCTACTCCGATGCGGCCATCAGTGCCTTCGAGTTGTGGACCAATCGCAAGCTGATCGCCGAAGGTGAACCGCTTCCTGATCCGGTAGGTAATGCCTTGGGCATTACGAAGGCGATTCGGCAAGGCGCCTTGCTGCTGATCGGGCATTGGTACGCCAGTCGGGAGACCGTCGCCATCGGAGTTACCGTAATCGAACTGCCCATGGCCACCAATGCCCTGTGGCTACCGCACCGCTGGGTGAATATATGAGAGCCGGCCCAATGCGTCATCGCCTCACTCTGCAGCGCGAGGTCGAGACCCGTGTCAGAGGCGGCGGGGCCGAAGTCGAGTGGCAGGACCTGGGCAAGGTCTGGGCGGAGATCGCCTTGCCCAGTGGGCGCCTGGCACCAGTCGCCGAAGGTATCCAGAGCCTGGTAACTGCCGAGATCCGGATTCGTCCGCGCCCGGATGCTGTCGCTGGCTGCCGCCTGGTGGAGACCGTGCGCGGCGTCAGCACCACTTACCTGATTCACGCGGCCCTGTCGGACAACGCGAACAGCATGCTCCGCCTGCTCTGCTCCAACGTCATCAACCCCTGAGGACATCACCATGCGAGTGAAAGCTCTGGCCAGTATTTCTGGCCCAATGGGCCGCAAGGCCGTGGGCGACACATTTTCGGTACCGGACGATGAGGGTGCCGCCCTCATCGCCCAGGGCGTTGTCGAAGAGGTCGTCGAACCTGCTCCCGATGAAGGCCCGACGCCGGAAACGAAGCCGCCCAAGTCGCGGAAGGCCTGACCATGGCTCGTCGGTCGAGGTTGTCCGGTGACTTCAAGCTGCGCCGGACGCTGCGCAACATTCACCAGACGATGGATAACGAGGTGAAGGTCGCCATGCAGGATGGCGCAGACCGCATTCTGGAGAGCATGCGCGAGTTCGTTCCGAAGGACACAGGCGAAGGTGCTGCTGCACTGAGCGCCTTTGTGTCGAAGAGCGGCCTGGATGCGCAGATCGGCCTACGTGGGAAGAAGGCCAACAGGAAGTATTACTACCTAAGGTTTATCGAGTACGGCACTAAGGGATACACCGAGGGCAAGCGCTCCGGAGGCCGCAATAAGCGGGTCACCAACAAGTCCGACGGCAAAAGCTTCTTCGGCAAGTATCCGGACATTCCGGCTCGGCCGGCGCATCCCTGGCTGCGACCGGCGCTCGACGTGAATCGTGAATTCGTCCTGGCCAACATCCGCGCGGCTGTGGCCCGCACGCTCAGGAAGGCCAGCGAGGGGGCAAGCGATGGCTGATCCATCCGTTGCATTACAGATCGCCCTGGCTGATCGGCTGGAGGCCGCTTTGGCTCCACTGAGCTGCCCGGTTTACGACGGGGCACCGCTCAATGCGCAGATGCCTTATGTGTCGATCGACAACGAGATCACCAATGCTGCCGACTTCCTGGCCAGTCGCCTGGATGAGCGCTTGCTGTACCTCAGCGTTTGGAGCGATGCCAAGGGCCAGCTTGAGGTGAAACGCATCATGGCGGCCATTGACGAGGCGCTGCATGAGCAGCCGCTGTCAATAAGCCCTGGACGTGTCGTGTCGGTCCGCGTCCTACGCAAGCAGTCCAACCGCGAACCGGACGGTGTCACCTACCAGGGCGCTGTGACCCTACGCATTTACACCCAGCACTGATCTTTCACTGAACCACTGCCGCGCTGCGGCTCAATCACCTGTCCTCAGGAGGACTGCTTATGTCTATCAATACCGGCGCCGGCACGCGAATCTACATCGGCCCACGCCTCACCGCCGACCTGCCAGCAGACCACGCCGCTGCCGTCACCCTGCTTTCTGGCCTGATCTATGGCGAGGTCGGTGAGGTGGAAAGCATTGGCGACTACGGCGACACCATCAACGACGTGACCTTTGCTGGTCTGGCCCAGGGGCGCGCTAAGCACCTGAAAGGCCTGGCCGACGCCGGCACCTCCGAACTGGTGGTCGCCTTCGACGCAGGCGATGCCGGCCAGATCAAGCTGGTCGAGGCTTTCTTGGATCGCTCGCGTTTCGACTACCCGTTCAAGGTTGAGTATGTCGATGGCAACGTCGACTACTTCGCCGCCAAGGTGATGAGCAACAAGAAGTCCGGTATCACCGTCGAGGGCGTGCTCAAGCGCAACGTCACCCTCGGCATCAACTCCGAAATCTACGAGGTCATCACGCCGTAACGAGCGACGTGCAGCGACCTGGTGTGCGGTCTACCTGGCCGCACGCTTCTTCTCTTTCCCCAAGGAATCATTCCATGTCCAAGACCACCCACGGCATCACCACCATCACCGTCGGCCAGCAGACCTTCGAACTGAAGCCGACCCTCAAGGCCGTGCGCAACATCGAGGCCCGCTTTGGCGGCATTGGCCCGGCCATTGGCGAACTGAGCCACCTGAAGCCCAGCGCTATCGCTGCCGTGCTGCTGATCGGCTCCGGCCAGGACTTCAAGCCGAAGGACATCGAAGCACTGGAGGAGCAGGTCTTCGAGGCCGGCATCCGCGAGGTGAACCCGCAGGTCGTTACCTATTTGACCAATCTCCTCAACCCAGGCGGAAAATCGAAGGATGAGCTGGACGCCGAAGTTGCACCGGGAAACGAGTAAGCAGGCCAGGCAACGGCAGCTACGTCGATGAGCTGTACGAGCTGGCCACCGGCTGGCTCGGCTGGTCGCCTCGCGATGCCTGGGAGACACCGGTGATCGAAATCCTCATGGCCTGGGAGGCCAAGGTGAAGTTCCTGCGGGCGAGCAACCCATTCGGCAGCGGCGAGCCGGCCAAGCCGGACAAGACCGTTGCCGCCAAGGAACTCCGTATGGGCCTGCGTGTGGCTGCCATGAGCAGGGCCAAGGACTGATCCTTGCTCTTGGTTTGGTCGAGTCTTGAGGATGGTGTTAGATTGCAAAACTTTGCAAGGAGGCTCACATGAAGGTTCTGGTGGTTATGTTACTGGTGCTTATCGTTCTGATACTTGCACCTGGGCTTGCCTGGGTATTTGCTGCTGGGGCAGTCGCTTATAGCGCCATTATTGCCGTAGGCGGGATATTCACCTTCATTTTCATCCTGTCTTATACGCTCTGGCCCTCATTCAAAAAGTGGCAAGCACAAAGAAGCACTGACGCCAAGATCAGGGAGGCCAACAGGATCTTCCGCGAACGAGAAGGCGCAAGGACCAACTCACAAGATGCGCTCAATGCCCCTCTGAATGATGGTTTCGAAACTGATACCGACAGAAAGTCATGCAGTCGGTGTCAGGTGGAGATGTTATCCAGCTCTATCCGATGCCCGTCGTGCGGTCATGCGGTAACACTCTCTAAATCCTAGTTACCTAGAACTAGGCGTCTACAACAAGCCCGCAAAGTTGCGGGCTTTTTTTCGTCTGGAGAAAAGTGAATGGCCGACGGCGACATTCAGAGCATGCTTGTTCGGATTGAGGCCACCACGGCCCAGCTCCGCCAGGAAGTGGCACGCGGTGAGTCTGCGGTAGCCAGCGCCGCTGGCAAGATCGATGGTAGCCTGGGGCGGATCGACAGCGCATTCGACCGGACCGGGAAGAACGCGACGACGCTGCAACAGGCGATCAGCAGCGCATTCACCGGGATTGGCGCGGCCTCTGCCGCTGCGGTGGCCGGCCTGGTGGCGATCACCAGCCGGACGACCGAGTATGCCCAGGAGGTGAAGAACCTCGCGGCCTTGTCGAACACGTCGGTCGATGACTTCCAGCGCCTGGCCGCCGGCGCAAAGACCGTCGGCATCGAGCAGGAAAAGCTGTCCGATATCTACAAGGACATGAACGACCGTGTCGGCGAGTTTCTGGCGCGCGGCGGTGGCGAGATGGCCGATTTCTTCAAGGAGATCGCGCCGCAGGTCGGTGTCACTGCCGAGATGTTCGCCAAGCTCTCCGGTCCCCAGGCGCTGCAGCTGTACTACAGCTCGCTGGAAAAGGCCGGGCTGAGTCAGCAGCAAATGACCACCTACATGGAGGCGGTTGCCGACGAAGCGACGGCGCTGATCCCGCTGCTCAAGGACAATGGACAGGGCTTCCGAGACTTCGGCGAGCAGGCCGAGAAGGCGGGCCGCGTCCTGAGCCAGCTCGAAATCGACCGGCTGGTCGAGGTGCGCCAGTCCATCGTCAACCTGCAGGGCGCTTTCGACGGTGCCTCTCGCCAGTTGGTGTCGGGCATGCTGCCGGGCATGGAGGGGCTGGCCGATCTGTTCGACCGCCTCTCGGGCGGCGGTGCTGCTGAAGCGCTGGGCCAGGCGATTGGCTTTCTTGCCGAGAACCTGAACGTCCTGGCGGCCGTGATGGGTGGGAAAGTCGCGGCAGCATTCGTGGGATACATCCAGACAATCGGCGAATCAGCGTCGGCCTCCCTGCAGGCACGGACTGCGAACATCACTCAGGCCGCGAGTGCTGTCGAGGTGGCCAAGGCCAACCAGATTGCCGCGCAGTCGGCTGTGGTGCGCGCGGAGAAAGAAGCCATCGCAGCGCGCGGTACGGCGGTGCAGACGCAGATGTCCATCCAGCTGGCAGAGGCGCGGCTGGCTGAGCGCGCCGCCACTGCACAGCTGGCCGCCGCTCAGGCCGGCTTGAAAGCTGCGTCGGGTGGCGTTCTGGCCCTGCTGGGCGGCCCGGCTGGTATCGCCGCGCTGGCTGTAGGCGCTGGCATTGCGTTCCTTACCATGCGTGACAATACGTCCACGCTGGAGAGGAAGCTCGGCGATCTCGCAGATCCGCTAGATAAGCTCATCGAGCGCTTCAGCAAGCTGAACAGAGCGACCCAGGCCGTTACCCTGCGAGAGCTCCAAACCAAAATCGATGAGACTCAGCGCAAGCTGAACGAAACAACGGGCGCTATTGCTGACCGCTTCGAAAGCGATCTGCGTAACTTGGGGGCGGCTGGCGCTGACGGGCTGATGGCGGGCCTGGCGCCGCTTCCAGAAGACGTACAGGCGGCATTGGACCAGGTGCGCAAAGCAGCCCAGGATTCGGCTGCAGGTATGGCGGTCGATTGGAAGGCGGTGGCCGATGAGGTGCGCAAGGTTCCAGGTGTATCCGAGTCGATGGCGCAAGCCATCGAGGAGGGGCAGATTCGCGCCTCTGATCTCGGCGTTACGCTGCAAAAACTCAACGGTGACTTGAAAGCGCTGACTGCCTCTATCAAGGAAGACACGGTCGCAACCCACGAGAACAACGCCGCCAAGGGCGGCATGTCGGCCACCGAAGAAACCTACCTGCAAGCCCTGCAGAAGCGCAGTGCCGCCCTGGAGGACGGC